CGGTTGATATCGTTCTAGATGATGGTACTGAAATCAACATCGAAAGTGAAATGGCGGAAACCATTGCCAGAGTCCATGACTCATTGACAAGAGAAAATCAAATTTCTTTCAGAGATGAAATTACTCTCAACGAAGAGTCATTCGATAGAATGATCAACTTCGTGAACAAGGCAATGAAGAAACTTGAGGAAAATGACAATGGGGGAACGCCATATGAAAAGGGAATGCAAAACGATCGAGAGCATAACAGTCAATTAGCCAAGGATAGAAATAAGCGGGCCCGGCAAGCAGGTACAGAGCCAACCTTTGGAGATAGGGCAAGTGCAGGCGAAGATCCGTTTAAGGGAATGAAAAAATTGGGGGGAAAGAAATGAATTACGCATCAGAAATACTCAAAAACATATTTGATGATAACGCAAAGGGTGTTATTGATACAGTAGATCAAGCACTCGCAGTCAAGGTAAACGATCAGATGGATGAAATGAAAAAATCACTCATCGATTCAGTTTACGAGAACGATTTTTCTTATATGCTAGACAAAAACGAGGTTGCAGACGATGCAACCTCGCAAGTTGATGAGGCAGAACTTAAAGTTATCAGTAAAGAAGAAAGAGCAGAGATGCTCAAAGGTATTGGTAAAACTAGATCTGGACTCAAAGCAAAAGCAAAGAAAGGTCGTAAGGCTGCTATGGATGATGACAATTTAGCAAACAATTATGGTGACAAACATAAAGTCACTAGAGGTGATATAATTTCTCAAGCAATTCATAACAAGAAAGGCAAGAAGAAATGAAACTCATTACTGAAATGAACGAAAATGTTCGCTTAGTAACAGAAAAGACTGAAGATGGTAAAAAGAATTACTTCATCGAAGGTATTTTTATGCAAGCAGAGCAAAAGAATAGAAACGGCAGAGTTTACCCGTACCCAATCCTAGAAAAAGAAGTTAAGAGATATCATACAGATTTAATTGAAAAGAAGAGGGCCCTTGGAGAACTCAATCATCCTCAAGGCCCAACCGTAAACTTAGACAGAGTTTCTCATATGATCACAGAGTTGAATTTCCGTGGAAATGATTGCTACGGAAAAGCAAAGGTCATGGAAACTCCTATGGGTAAAATTGTAAAGAGTTTAATTGATGAAGGCGCTCAACTAGGAGTTTCTTCAAGAGGAATGGGATCCCTTAAAGATATCGGTGGAATCAATGAAGTTCAACAAGACTTCATGCTTTCCGCAGTTGATATTGTCGCAGATCCATCTGCTCCAAGTGCCTTCGTTAATGGCATCATGGAAGGCGCAGAATGGGTATGGGATAACGGAATACTTAAAGAAAAGAACATAGCAGAGTACAAAAAAGAAATAGAAAGAACATCCAGAAAAGATCTGGAAGAAAAAACTATTAATATCTTCAATAGTTTTCTTAAAAACTTATAAACTAGCAGCGTAGACACCTTAATTTTTCAAAATTTTAAAAAATATAAATATCCTAGAAACCGCCGGAGGTTAAGACAATGGAACAAGATAACACATTAAACACATCAAGCGTAGAAAGCCCCGCTCTCTATCAAGATGCCAGTGGCAAGGGTGCCAAGATTGCCACCCCTGTCGCACCAGAAGGTTCAGCAGACAAGAACCGGGGATCAATCGCAGCAAAACCATCTGCTGCTTCTCCCGCTATTCAATCACCAGAGGAAGTGAGATCTCCAGTTCCGTTTTCGGAACATATTGAGTCTCTCTTTAATGGTGAAGATCTTTCAGAAGCATTCAAAGACAAGGCCGAAGTCATCTTCGAAGCCGCAGTCAATGAAAGACTTACTCTTCTGGAAGATGAATTAAAGGTAGCAGTCGAAGAATCCTTTGAGATAGAATTAGAAACATTCAAAGAGGAACTGACTGAACGAATTGATGACTATCTCAACTATGTTGTTGAAGAGTGGGTCAAGGAGAATGAAGTCGCAGTCGAGAAGGGCCTTCGCACAGAAGTTGCTGAGTCCTTTATCGGTGGACTTAAGACTCTATTCGAATCCAACTTCATTGACATCCCAGACGAGAAAGTTGATGTTCTTGAAGAAATGATTAAAGAGAACGAAGAGATGACAGAAACCCTCAATGAAGCAATCAATGCCAACATTGAGTTGAACTCTCTTGTCGAGAACTATAGAAAATCAGAAATCTTTGGCGAAATCGCTGACGATTTAAGTGATGTTCAAGTTGACAAATTTTCCAGAATGGCCGAAGGTATTGAGTTTGAGGATGATGAATCATTCGCGCATAAACTCGGAATACTGAAAGAAAGTTACTTCGATGGCGTAACCAGACCAGTAAACGATACAGAGGAAGTTGCATCAAATGCTGAAGTTTTAACTGAAGACAGCAATGATCCAATCAACAGGTATGTTAACGAATTGAACAAGCAAGCAAAAAGTAGAGAAATCTACGAGTCCTGAAAAACTAAACAACCACGGTTAATACCAGATCAAAGGAGATCAAAATGTCCGAATTCACACAAAATGGAACACAGCCCTACGACCAACTCGTAGAAAAGTGGAATCCAGTACTAAATCACGATTCTTTCGATAAAATCGGTGATTCATATAAGAAAAAAGTAACAGCAGTTCTTCTTGAAAACCAAGAGATTGCAATGAAGCAGCAGTACCTCGCAGAAGCCCCCACCAACTCAATGGGTGGTGGATTTAGCGTCACGCAGGCTGCAAATAAAGCAGGTAGCATTGCTGGTTACGACCCAGTGCTTATCAGCCTGATCCGTCGATCCATGCCTAACCTCATGGCATACGACATCTGTGGTGTTCAGCCAATGAGCGCACCAACAGGACTCATCTTTGCGATGAAGAGCAAGTATGATTCGCAAGCATCGACTCAGGAAGCACTCTTCCAAGAGGCGTTTGCTAAGTTCTCAGGTAAGGGTGGTTCAACTGCGGGTGCTGCTACAACGGCTGCCGGTGGTGTTACTTTCTCTTCTGCAACTCCGGGTGTAAGCATGGACGCTGGCGAACTCGCCCGTGCTGCTATCTTTGGATCTAACTTCCAAGGTATCAGTGCTGCTAATGCTGAAGGCCTTGGCGGTGCCGGTGGTTCTTTCAACCAGATGGCATTCTCCATCGAAAGAGTTGCTGTTGAAGCAAGAACTCGTGCCCTCAAGGCTGAGTACAGTACTGAACTCGCTCAGGATCTCAAGGCTGTTCACGGACTCGATGCCGAAACAGAACTTGCTAACATCCTTAGCACTGAGATTCTTACTGAAATCAACCGAGAGATCATCAGAAATGTCTACTTCAATGCCGAGATCGGTGCTGCTCAGTCAGATCTGACTGCCAGCGATACGGGCGGCAAAGGTGTATACGATCTTGCATCTGACTCCGATGGTAGATGGTCAGCAGAACGCTTCCGTGGACTTATGTTCCAAATTGAGCGTGAATGCAATATAATCGCCAAGGAAACTCGTCGCGGTAAGGGTAACTTCATCATCGTCTCGTCCGATGTTGCTTCTGCTCTCGCAATGGGTGGATTCCTCAACATCTCACCTGCTCTAAACCAGCAACTCGATGTTGATGATACCGGTAACACCTTCGCTGGACTTCTGAACGGTAAGATCCGCGTCTATGTTGATCCTTATGTCGCCACTGGACAAAACCATGTCTGTGTCGGTTATAAGGGTACATCACCATATGATGCTGGACTCTTCTACTGTCCATATGTCCCACTCCAGATGGTTCGTGCGGTTGGTGAGAACACCTTCCAGCCCAAGATCGGGTTCAAGACTCGCTACGGAGTCGTAAGCAATCCGTTTGCTAACAGCACCGACATTCTTTCTGCTGGTGGTAACCAGTACTACAGACTGTTTGTTGTTAAGAACCTTCACGGTAACGGTTCCTGATAGATCGAAAATATAAGATCTGAACGAAGCGAGGGGGAGTTTACTCCCCCTCGTTTTCTATTATACATACTTTGATACAGGAGTTATTATGCCAGATTATGATATATCAAGAGAATTTCCGGAGTTGCCGGATATTCAATACAAATCATATGGTGTAACATATGATGGATTGCAAGAAAACAATTTTCTTGGTAGAAACTATTTTCAATTAGAAATTCCAAGAATTCCTAATTTTGGTAGATTTGTACAAAGTGTAACATTACCTCAATTTTCATTCAGTCAATTAGAACAACCAACCACATTAGGATTAGCACCTGCATTTCCCGGAAGCGGTTATGAATTTGCTCCACTTGTAATCGGCTTTGGTATAGACGAAAGATTTTTAAGTTATCAAGAATTGTTTAGATGGATGGAGTCTATGGCTTTCCTGACAGACACACATAGCATTCCGCAAGAAGCCCAAGTGTCTGACATAATCCTGTCAATAAAAAATAGCGCATATAATGAAAAAGTAAAAGTAATATTCAAGGATGCATTCCCGCTGACATTAAGTTCTTTGGAATTTACTTCATTGGAACCTTCTGCGTCACCTTTGCTAGGCTCCGTAACTTTTAGTTATTCTAATTTTGATATAGTGCAATCAGGAGTATAACATGAATCTAAGTGAATATCGGCAAATGGTAGATGTCGATCTTAATATTAATCAAACAGATCTTGACACAGAATCCCTCAGAACCCCCCAATTACATTCAAAATATTTAAACTTTCTTTCTGACGAAAAACTGATTCTCTCCAAATTGGATGGTGAGTATCGAGTAATCAAAAAGTATAAATGGTTATACTATACAGGTAAACTCTCACAGGAAGAACTTGAGCAGTTTGAATGGCAACCATTTCAACTTTCTGTTTTAAAGACTGATATTGATAAGTTCATGGATGCGGACGAAGACATTCAGAAAATTTATAGCAGAATGCAATACAGAAAAACAGTGGTCGACTATCTGGATTCTATCATAAAAATTATATCTAATCGACAATGGAATATTCGAGCAGCGATAGACTGGCTCAAATTTACTAACGGACAATGAGTGACTTTAAAATAAAACAACTAGATGCAGTCAATCTAAAGGTAGATTGCGAAAAAGGTTACGCCAAGGAATTGAGCGAGTATTTTACTTTCATGGTTCCTAACTACCAATACACCCCAGCATATAAAAACAAATACTGGGACGGTAAAATTAGACTATTTAATATTTTTAATAGAACAATATATGCCGGACTTTCTTCTCATGTTAAAAAATTCTGCGAGGACAGAAATTACCCATATAGCATAGAACTGCATAAAGAGGAAAATCAAAGGTGTGAGGATATTGATACATTTCTTGAGCATCTTAGTATAAGTAATAGTAAAGAAAAAATAACTTTACATGATCACCAATTGAAGGCTATTCACGAAGCACTTTTAAACAAAAGATGTTTGCTTCTATCTCCCACCGGGAGTGGTAAGTCACTGATAATATATTGCCTTTTGAGGTATTATCTTTCCTGCTTTTCTGAGGATAGGAAGTTTTTGATTGTTGTACCAACAACAGGGCTTGCATCTCAAATGAAATCAGACTTCTTGGAGTACTCCGCAGGAGACGATTCATTTGACGAAGAAGATATTCATACTATTTTCTCTGGTAGAGAAAAAGAAACAAATAAAAGAGTCGTGATATCTACATGGCAGAGTTTGTATAAAATGCCGGGATCATACTTCGACGATGTATCGGGAATTTTTGGGGATGAGTGCCACCTCTATAAAGCAAAATCATTAGTCGAACTTCTAACTAAAATGAAAAATGCTCATATTAGGATTGGTACTACAGGAACATTGGATGATACCAAAACACATAAACTGATGATTGAAGGTTTATTTGGACCTACCATACAAGTCACATCTACTGTAAAATTAATGGAAAAGAAAATTCTTTCTAATCTTAAAATTAGTTGCATTACTCTGAAGTATGGTGAGAATGACAGGAATGAGATAAAAAGAGCCAAATACCAAGAAGAGGTTGATTGGTTGGTGTCATCAGAGAAAAGAAATAAGTTCATTATTGATTTATCTCTTAAATTGAAGGGAAACACTCTAGTACTGTTTAACTTCGTGCAGAAGCACGGCAAACCTCTCTACGAGTCTCTGAGGGACTCCTCGGACAACCCTGTGTACTTCATCCACGGTAACACCGATGTCGAAGAACGAGAAATGATAAGAAAGATAATAGATACCAATGAGAATTCCATTTTAGTTGCTTCATATGGAACATGCTCAACTGGTATAAATATAAAGAACATCCACAACATCATTTTTGCTTTTCCTTCCAAATCAGTGATCAGAGTACTCCAGTCCATAGGAAGAGGATTGAGAACTTCTTCTACTAAAAGCATTGCTAAACTGTACGATATAGGCGATGATCTTCAGTATAAAAGTTATAAGAATCATACTCTCAAACATCTGGAAGAAAGAATTAAAATATATACTAATGAAGGTTTTAATTATGAGTCAATTGCCATACCGATCTGAGGAGAGT